GGTAGGGACTCCTTTGTCCAATTATACAGATAAAGCACTAAAAAAGCAAGATAATTATATCTTGCCTGCCCACTTAGCTGCAAAGTATATTACAGCAACAAATCCTATAAATGCTAATGATACACCTACGACCCACTGTACAATTACCATTACTTCTTCTCTTCTTTTTTGAGCCATCTTTTCTGCGTATCGTCTTGACTTTCTAGCTTCTGCCTGAAACTTTTGCCAATCTTGCCATAATCCCGGTCTACCTGCATATATCATAATCTGTTTAAGTTCTTCTTCTTTTTGCTTTAATTGTTCTAAAGCCATAAACTCTTCTAAATCATTTGTGCGTACACCTTTGGCTTTTTGCTTTTTTGCTCTTCTTTCTATTTCTTCTTTCGCAAATACAAAATCCGAAATTTGTTTTCCACAACTTGCAAGTTCTTTTCCGTTACTAACGAAACTTTTTATTACACTGAAGGCCGCATTGGCTGCGGCAAGCTCTGCTAACATGTATTCCCCTTACTTGTTTACTGGCTTGCAATATGCAATTATTCTTTTATCTCCTTCCTCAGAAGGTATCATTGGTTGTTTTGTTAGACGTTCAGCAAAATACAAACATCTGTCTATATCCCGAAACCTCTGTGTTTGATTTATTATCTTTGTTTCGATCATTATCACTAGAAGAAACTCTATCATTGTGATGGCAATCGCATGAACATTCTTCGCAGTCGCAGTCGTAACATTCGCAAGTCTCGCATTTTTTCTTAGTCAACCCAATCTCCGTTTTCCATGACTTTTGCCAAATTATCTGCACGTCTGCCTACCTGTTTTGCCCAACGGGAGTCAAGCATTTCTTCGCTTGCCCTTTCAAAATCTTCTTCTTCTATGGCTTCCCACATTTTTTTAAATTTCATTAATCTTGGAATACCGAGATTAAAACCCATATCTACAAGGCACATCTGTCTTGCTTCGTTAAGTTCCACTACAATTGGTTTTTGTTTAACAAGTTCTTTTTCTACAATGTTTATATCGTTGTTACAAAGATAGTAAGCTTCTTTTTTAGTTAAACCTGTGTCTAAAATTTCCTCAAGCGTTTTATTCATGTGCATAAGTTCGTAGTCAGCTATACCTCGCCCTTCAAGATTACGACC